ATATTAAGATGAACAAGTTCTGCTTCTGTTAAATGAAAATATAAATCTACGTCTTCTTTTTCTTCTGTGAAAAGATTTTCACAATTAACTGTTACCTTTATCATAAGGTATATCCTCCTTTATTCATATATTGCTGCGTTCCCTTATTTTGAATTTTTAGCCGTTAGGTGTAAGAAGCGTTCTAACCTGAGAAGGCGTTGGAAGATAAGGAAGTCCTTCGCTTGCAGTTGCCGCTTCGGGATCTCCATAAAGTGCTTCCTCAAGTGCTGTAAGAAGTGCTTTCTGATCTACTGTCGTAAACTTTGTGCTATCAATCTCAATGTAGCAAAGAGGTCTAAGCGTCTCGCTTATAGAAGTTGATGCCACAACAGGATCTGATGAAATTTCAAAGCTCATCTGTTCAGCTTCGGGGCTGTTATTAACAGTATTATGAGTCTTTGAAGAAGGTTTTGCAGAACAACCATATACAAGATGAAGCTTGTACCCATAACTGTCACCTTTTACATCATTACCGATACGGGTTCTGTAGCTAAGGCCAAACTTAGCTCTTGCCTGCTGACCTGCAATCGCGCCAACAACAGAATCGCCAAGTTCTGCAATACCATTACAAGCTTCAAATTCATCAGGATATGTATAACAACCTACTGTTAAACCATATTCCTCAAGTGAATACATTGTAAGATACTGAATGTTATCTGCGTATAACTTTGTAGGTTCTGCACCTGAAGGGTTCTCTGCGATTGAGGTAACCCCGTTCCATGCAACACCAGGAGTGTATACACCGTTTTCATTAATAGGGTATAAAACTACGTGATCAACACCTGTCTCGTAAAGTCTTTCCCCTGTGCCATCCCATGATAATGAGTTGTTAAATGTAGGATCGGGCATGTCTATTTCCTCCTTAAATTAATAATATAAATCCAACGCAATGTGCGTTAAATTGTTAGAATTGTAATATCTTTCGATAGAACAAAAATTAAAGTTATCAGCAATCCTATCTGCTATATCCGTATCCGGATTAGTATCGATTACTGTTAATTCATAATGATCTTTTTTAAAATATCTTATGTCATCGGCATGTTTTATATTAGGACGAGCCTTTTTATACCTGATGCATGGGTATTTCATTTTATATGACTCTGGAGGTTGAAAGTACACATTATTACTGCCGAGAATTCGTATTAATTCGGCATGAAGAGTAAGTCTCTTATCCATCTACGTATTCACCTCCGAGAGTCAATAAAAGTCTTGGTCTCATTATTTCAACGCTCGTAACTTTCCACTTAATTCCTAAATATTCTGCATACTTAATGGAGTGAAAATTTTCAATAGCAAACGGATCGCTAACAATAGATAACTGCGAGCTGAAACTTGCATTATCATTTATTTCCGATCCTGTGGACCATTTATTTACCTGCTTTGGCATTTCGCCATAATATGGTTTTTCTGTTATAAATTGTTTCCATACACCAGTATGTTGTCCATCAACGATGGTCTCTTTAGATATGGAAAACCCTATTTTACCATAGTATTTCATAATTTTCACCCCATTTTGAAGTTTACAGCATGAAGCTTGGAATTAAGCCTGAGTTTTAAGCTTAAGAGAACCAAGTCCATAAGTACGCTCGATGACATTGTCACCGTTTGTAGATGTAACCTTGATCTTCTGCTTTCTATCTGTAATTCTGAATACACAGTATCCGTCATCAACAGTAATAGGATTTCCTTCCGAAGCTCCGCCAATTACTTCAACAGTAATTACGGACTCTGCAGGAGTTGCGGCAAAGTCAAGTGCTAAATAGTTACCAGACTGAAGATCGGGATCTCCTGACCATCCTGTATAACCGGTAACATATCTAAGTGTACCGAGGATCTGGCGAGAGCCTTCGTTGATTTCAATGTTTGACTGAAGGTCGTCTACTTCTTTACCATATCTTGTTGTGCTGGGATCAGTAGGTGTTACACCAAGTGTAACGCTAACAGATTCTTCAAGAATGATAGCCGAGAAAGGTTTAACAAGAGCGCCAGAGAATCTACCTTCCATTAAGTACTTCATCTGGTTGAAGTCAATATCGAAGTCGTCGAACATATTAAGTTCGCCACCCTTATCTGTACCAACTTTGTAATCTGCAAGGTTTACAATAATACCAAGAAGGTTCTTTGTAACACCTTTATCTTCTCTGGAAAGGCCTTCCATAACAGGAACAGTAACGATTTCTTTAACTCTAAGAGTTCTAGCAAGTTCGGCTTCATCTTTGTAAAGCTTATGCTGGAAACCGTCTTCGAGAAGCAGACATTCTGTAACAAGATCTTCTGTTGTATAAAGTGAAGGATTACCTGAACCCTTGTAATCTTTACGAGATCTAATTACTGTATTGATAAATGTCTTAGCAATAACTGCATTTGAAGCTCCAGCTGCGACTGAAACATCTTTCTTAACTGCATAAAGATCATCATCCTTCCAGATAGGTCTGATATGCGTTTCATCGATATGATCTTCTGAAGATGTGGGTCTGCCATCGCCGACAAGCATAGCACGAGCACATTCCTCATCATACATCATTCTCATCTCTTTCTTAACGAGCGAAACTACATCAAAGTCAGTAATATCAATTACATCCTGACGGTCGATCTTCTGTTTCTTGTAAACAGTTGTGGGTTCGGTAGTTCTCTTTAAGAGCGTAAATACCTCTTCCTTCTTGTAATGACCTTTGATATAACCTTTAGCTCTTGCTTCATCTTCTGTGATGTCAGCAAAGAGAGATTTAATACGGCTGAACGGGTTCTTGGAAACACCAGCCATTACTTTGCTTACCCAATCATCGGGTCTCTTAATAAACTGAGGGTCCCCAGCATTAAGTTTTGCATCAGGGAACATGTAATCAATGTTCTCAATACCATAATCCCCGGTATGTGCAAGTACACAAGCCTTAAGCGAACCATAAGATTTTGCATCCTGGAACATATCCTGAATTTCGCTGTGGCTAAGTACATGTAAACCGTTATCTTCAAAATCGTCTTCAAAAGCGTTATGCTTCATATCTTCTCCTCCACCTTTTTCTGCTTCTGCTAATGCATCTTCTACAGCTTTTCCTACAATTGCATAAACAACATTTTTCTGTTCTTCGGTCATAGCTTCAAATACTTCACCGATTGTCTTTTCGCCAGACTGGTTCTTATCTGCCATCTGTTTTTCCTCCTTCTTAGGATTTTCTTCTGAGTGCTGCAATTCTGTTGATTCTTCGGTTTCTTCAGTTTCATCATCAGAATGCTTTAATTCAACATCTGTTTCTATGGGTTCACCAAAATACATTTCAGCTTCCCATTCATCCGAATCCATGTCTGCATGAACGAGAACTGTGTCAATGTAAGACTTAGGATTCGCAGAAGCAAGAACAAGACTTACTTCTCTTATTACGCCATGATAAACATCACCAGCTTTTTCTTTTAATTTGTTTGCATAAATGGATAACGATGCAATATCGCCATGCTTAACATATTCTTTGGCAAGTTTGCCGTTTTCAGAATCATTAAGATAGCCATATGCATATATACCTTTGTCTTTTTCTTCAAGATATGCGTGACCGAGGACTGCATCGATATTCTGGTGATCATGGTTGTAAACGATGGGAACCTTAGTTCCATTTACGCCTTTAAATGCACCAGGTTTTAATGTTCTTCCGTCACCGCACTTGACATTGTAGACAGTAGCCCATCCTGCAAAATCGGGTTTCTCTTTAAGATTTAATCCCATTTTGAATTTTCTCCCTTCTGTAGTCTCTCGGCTACTAATAATACTGTCCAGTGAAGTCTTCTTCCTCATATTCTTCAACTGGAGGTTCTTCGCCATCTATTTCCGAGGTTATGTTTTGTCCATCAATATTGATGTGCGCTTCATCTTTTGACTCAGAAATATTGGCATTCTTAAGTTCATCGGCTCTCGGATCCTGCGAAGGCTTCAAACCAATAGCCTGACGAACTTCATTGGGTGTCATTACTTCGTTTCTCGTCATCTTGTCTGTCATTTCAGCAATATCACTGATAGGAGCAAGCTTAAACGGATCTCTAAAGTACATAATTGACTGTCCCTGCGTACGCGCTGTTTTAGTTATGAACTTTCGTTTCATTTCTTCAACTAACGCATTCATGATTGGCTCAATGATTCTTGAGAAGTAGTTATTCATTACTTTCTCATCTGCTGTGCCATCTATTACCCCTGGATTCATAACCAACTGTTGATAAAGTTGTTCTGTTAGCATCTTGACTTCGTCTATGAGGTTATTATCCAATGGTCTATTCAATTGTATAATTTTCTCGGTCTGATCCGAGTATGCGATACCATGAGGTGAATTCTGTAACTGATCTTCAAGATTCTTAACACGATCTTCAGCCATGTTCTTTCTCATCTCATTACGAGCTGAATATGGAACCTGTATAATCATGTTGAGCTTATTTGAACCTTGCTTTTCATCTATGGTATCAAGTAAACTTAATTTTCTTGAAAGCCTTTTTGCAGTAGAATTTGTGTCATTCATTATTGAATAAAAGGGGTTTTCAATAATAGCAGTATTTAATTTAGAACACCATATTTCTTCTTTTTTACCATTTCTTTCGTTATAACATCTAATTTTAACAAAAGATGGTTTCCATTCTATAATTTTGCCAACTCTTAAAGTATAGAATTCTTTAATACTTCCATCACTTGGATCATCATCCCAATCTATTGGTGCTATTGCTACAGTTCCTTCATCCAACATTGTAAGTACTGCATCTTTTATTAAATCCCTTCCAGTTTGGTCAAGATTGGCTTCCGTTGTTAAACAATAATCCAAAGAACTTTTTCGGACTTCTTTAAATCTGTCAGTTTCGTCAAGATTAACATGATGAATATCTATCGACATACAGTCAACGGCAATTCTTGTGTAAATAGAAGTTATTATGTTTTTATCTAGACCATACGAAAGTCTCATAAGGTCTGGTCTTGCATAACTGCTATATCCTGCCGAATCAATTTTATAAACAATTTCATTTGTAGGATCTTTGTTCATAAAAGTGTTCCAAGCATTCTTAAGACGATCTTTAATTGGATTCATGATTGCTCCTTAATTTGCTCTTGTGCCGCCTTCTTTTTTAGTAGAAAACAACTTTTTACCCTCATTTTGAATTTTCTTAGGTTCTTCGGGTTTCTGCTCCTGCTCTACTACTTCTTCAATAATTTTAGGTTCCTGATTCTGTTTTTTGTTTGCCATTTTAATCCTCCTTTTAAAAATATTATCTGTTTTTTATAGCACCAATCATTCCGGAAACTGCCATTGTGGTAACTACCATTGCTGCTAAAGATACAACTGCTTTTTCAGTTTCTTGTTTATCAACTTTATTCCAAGCATCGGATCCGTATTTTTTAGAAAACGCTTCCTTAACAGATTTCTGTGCATATTTCTGACCAATAATGTAGTATTCCTTATACTTTTTAATCTGCTGTCTTCTTTCTTTGCCTTTATAAGTATCTTTAATTGACTGAACGTCTGCATTGTAGTCCGCTTTTCTCTGGCTATCTAAATTTTTAACAGCAGTCCTAAGAGCTTTAGCTCGATCTTTTAAAGTTCCTTGCATTTTTGGACCATCAAGTCCGTATCTTTTTCTACCTTCAGGAGTCAAAGTGCCATTTTCAGTCTGGTATCTTCTGATACCCCATTTCATACCTTTAACACCATGGTGAGCTAAATATCCGTAAGTTGACATGGGTTTATTCCTCCTTATCCATGTAATTCGTTACTTATTTCTCTGTAACTTCTGTTTCAAAATTCTGTTTTTT